GAAGCCAAGATAGCCGAAAATGAGTTAGCGACAGAATCAGAATCTGCACCAGTAGAGCAGCCCAAAGAGGATCTAGTCGAGACTCAAGAAATATCAAAGGCGATTGAAAAGGTAACAAAGCCAGCGGAAAAAGCGCCAAAGGTTAAAGCGGCAAAGCCATCAGCTAAGAGTGCTGAAATTACTCAAGAGGCACAGCCGGAAGTTACCGAACAAATTTCAGACCAACAGCCAACTGATACGATAGAACCTCTGGCTGCTGAGCAATCAGCCGTCACTGAGACAATCGATCCGCCTCAGTTTTGGTCTGCGGATAAAAAGGCACTATTTGCCAAGGCCACACCCGACTTGCAGAAAGCAATTGTCGAGCATGAGGCACAGCGGAATGAATATGTGCACCGACTGGCTAACGAGTCCGAGCGAGGACGCGCCATTGAAAAGCGAGTTAGTGATGTGTTTAAGCCTTACGAACTTAAGCTTAAAGCGCATGGAATAAATGATCCGCTCCAGGCTGCCGAGAGGCTAATGGCTTGGAATGAGATCATCGAGTCCGATCCGCTAACTGCGGTGAAGACTCTCATGCAGCGCAATGGGCTAACTCCTCAAGACCTAATGTATCAGGATGATGGGAGTGGACAACCGCAGCAGCCGTACCAATCCGATCCAAGAGTGGATGAAGCCATCGCGAAAGCTGAAGCAGCAGAGCGAAGATTACAAGAGTGGCAACAGCAGCAAGAGGCCCAAGCGCTCCAAAGTGAGGTCGATGCTTTTAAAAATAGCAAAGATTCAACTGGTCAAACGCGCAAGGCATTTGCTGAAATGTACGCTCCGCAAATCGCGCAAGCTGTTGAAGCGATTAGTCGGCTAAATCCAAACTTAGGAACAACCGAAAGACTTACCCAAGCTTATGACTATGTTCAAGCCGAGGTTAAAAAACTTTTAGGCGTTCCGGCAGCGATTGGACAAAAACCAACGGCAAAACCAGAGCAATTAGTCGCCAATGCTAAAAAAGCTCAGGCGGCTGCTAGTTCAATTACTGGCGCTCCGTCTAGCGGAACTTCTCCACAGCGTCCCGGTGCAAAAACATTTGATGAGGCTTACGCCCGCGCCGAAGAGCGGCTAGGGCTTTAACTATATTATTTTGAGGATTAAAAATGCCATCGCCAAACAGTAGCTATACCGAGCTGCTATCGCTGACGGTTCAAGAGCTTGAAAATGAGCTTTTCGACCAGATTTTAACTAAGAACGCGCTAACCGCTGGATTGAAGCAGTATGATGCTGTTTCGCCAAAAGATGGCGGGCCTACAATTGTAGTGCCGATCATGTACGCTGAAAACGGCAGCTACAAGCGCTACTCTGGACCTGAATTCCTAAATACTTCACAGAATGATGTATTTTCGGCATTTAGCTATCCGTGGTCTCAGATCGCTCTTAACATTCAGGCCCATGGCCGTGAAATGCTCCAGAACATGGGGCGCTCACAGCGCAAGGACTTGATTAAGTCCCGCGTGATGAATGCTAAGGTAACTTTTGAAAATCAGTTCAATGCTGATCTTCTAAGTGACGGTTCGGCCACTAATCAGCTCACAGGGCTACAAGCTCTTATTGCTGATGCTGGTACAGGAACAGTCGGCGGCGTGGCTCGCGCTTCTTATTCTTTTGCTGCAAATCAGTTTTACCGCGCTACAACTGACGGCGGTGCTGCTGCTACTTCAGCTAATATCGTTGGCTATATGGATGCACTCGATGTGCTGATCCAGAGCTACCGAGGAAAAACCAAGTTCATCTTGGCTGATAATGCATTCTATCGGCTATATGAGGGAGCAGTTCACCCGCTTCAGCGTATTACTGATCCGAATGGCAAGCTCGCCTCTATGGGCTTCAATACCTACAAGTATAAGCAAGCCGAGGTAGTGCTTGAGCCTACTGTCAGCGGAATGCCAGCCTCAACGATGTATTTCATCGATCCTGAAGTGCTGGAGCTTTGCCCGCATAGTGATCGCAACCTTGTGAGATTGCCGAAGCGTGATTCTTGGAACCAGGATTCACAGATCGAATATCTTGCATGGATGGGCGCACTAGTTGGAAAGAATTTCCGGCGGCTTGGCGTTCTTAATAACGACTAATTTAATTTTTAGAAAAGGTAAAATATGGCTTATTCAATAATAAACCCTATTGGTTCCTATCAGGCGATTGCCGAAAATAGCGCAACCAAAAAGCATGAGTTAGGGCTCAAAGTCCAAGCAGTAGATCCAACATATTTTGTTGGTGAGTTTGTCTATGCAAAGGGCGTCGCTTCTTGCGCTGTCGGCTCATGGGTAACCCTGAATCAAGACGATTGGTCCACCGCACTACTTGCGGCTGATGCTGTCGGCTCGGTTGGTGTGGCTATGGCTGCGACTGTTTCCGGTGAATATGGTTGGTTCCAGATTTACGGAAAGGCAATCGGTAAGGCTGCTAATGCTATTACCGATGCGGCTCAGATATACGCTGCCGGTTCGGGCACTGTAGATGACGCAGTTGTGGATGGCGACATGGTGCACAATGCTAAGTGTGCTTCGACCATCACGGGCGCAGGTACTGGAGAGTTCCAGCTATACTACCCATATACTGACAACATCAACAGCAACGACTAGTAGTTTTTGAATGGCTAGGGGCTTTGGGAAGGGCTCCTAGCCTATTTTTTGCGGGAAATTAAGAGAAAAGGAAAATATATGTTGAAGCAAATTACAAATATAGAAGGGCTAACGGATTTTGAAAGCGTGGAGCTTCAAAACGACACGGATCCAAGCGTTCCGCAGATTACCTTTTGGGTTAAATCTGAGGAGATGCCAGCAAAGAGCGCCGAGGCTGGAAGAATTGTTAGGGAAAACTATGTCTGGATTCGAAAGATAATCAATCTTGGCAATTCAATCTTAGAGCGCCGAATTAAAGACAAAGTAAAGTTTGACCCCGCAACTCAGAGCTGGAAAGTTTTACAGCTTGTTAAAGGCAAGACATCAGACGGAATCCCGCTCAGCGATATAGCTCGATATCCTGATGCATGGAATCATTTTGCTAGAAGCGCAAAAGAAGAAGAGATCGGAACACCGATTGCTATACTATTTAAAAACGATCCGGCTCGCGCTGATACCTATAAGGCTAACTACATTAGGACGGTTGAGCAGCTAAGCGCATGTTCCGAAACGCATATCCAGGCGCTAGGCTTAGGGGCGAGGGAAGATGTAAATGCGGCAAAAGCGTATCTTGCCAGAATCAACCAGCTAGCTCCGAGCATTGCGCTTGATGCCAAGCTCCGAGAAAAAGATGACATGATAAGCCGTCTACAGGCTCAGCTCGATGATCTTAGCGGGAAATTAACTCAAGTATTAAGCAACCAAATTGAGGGCGATAGCGCGCCAATTGTCGAAAAGGCAAAGCGTGGCCGTCCTCGGAAAACTGAAACTTTTGAATCTACTGAAGGAATAACCGCATGAAAAAGATACTAGTTTTATTGGCAATTGTTGGGCTGAGCATTTCCGCTCAGGCTCAGGAAACCAGAACTCAGGCTACAGCCTCGCTAATGGCGCTTGGAATGCCGGGGGCTTTGGCCACTGAAGTCGCTGGACTTGCTACGGGCTTAGGGATTGTTACCGCTGATATGTTTGTTGGCACTGGCGTAATCGTTGGGGCTACATCGAGGGCGGCTAACGTAACCTCGGCTTCTGGCACATCGGCGCTATATGCGTTGGTTTCTCCGGCAAGTAACGATGTAGCGAGCTTTATTGCTAATGGCGCTACTGCTGGCGGGCCTATTGTGGATTTTCTCAAGACTCGCGCCACTTCTGGGGCTCAGGCTTCCACGATTGTTAGTGCATCGGATGTGATCGGGCGCATGAGATTCATGGGTGCCAATGGCACTGGATACGATGTCGGGGCTGAGATTATAGCAACTGTCGATTCTACTCCTGGGGCTTCTGCTGATATGCCAGGCGCGATTGATTTTAAGGTGTCACCTGATGGCTCTGCTACTACTGCGAGCGCTCTTAAATTAACCAACGATAAATTGGCTACTTTTGGTGGTGGAATAAAGAGCACTGCAACAACTCTGGGCTGGGCTGCTAGGGCTGGCGCTAACACGGCTTGCTCAACTACTTGCGGCGCTGGTAAGGGCTGCGCTTTTGGCTATGACATTGGCACGACTGCCATAGTCGATTGCTCAAGCGCTTTAGCGGATAGCTGTGCATGCAGTTTCTAAGGCTTCTTAGTTTAACTCTGTGCGCCTTCCTACTGGGGGGCTGCACAGTCAATGTGGTTGATTCGCGTTTAACCCGTGAAGAGGTAAACGCGGCATTTTCACAGCGTGACGCGGCAATTGATGCACTAGCTAAGGTGATCAAAAAACTTCACCCAGAAATTGAAAAGAAAATCCATGAAAATCAAAAATCTACTAAGTAAACTATCGGTTATACTATTAAGCGCATCTAGTGTAGCGGCTGAGATTAACGGGCCGGACATTTGGGAGCGGGCAGCCTATGGAAGCGTTCCAGGTGTCGCACTAGTTAACCTATACGGAACCAATGGCGCGATAACTACAACCCTTGAGCCTTTCTGGCCTGAAAGCGCTACCTACACAATGTTAAGCGCTAACATGTCATCACCGACAATATCGAGCGCTAATGCTGCCGATACTTCAGCCGGAACGGGGGCGCGAACTGTTACGGTAACCTGTGTAGATTCAAACTATACGGTAACTACTGGCACCTACACGATGAACGGCCAAACAGGGGTAAACGTAACCCAGAACTGCATGGTGGTGACAAATATGGTGGTGGCGACTGCCGGATCTGGCGCTACTAATGCCGGGATAGTCTATGTCGGTACTGGCGCAATCACGACTGGAAAACCTGCGGTAGTTCATGGGCTAATCAGCGCAAGCGAATCAGTTAGTAACTCAGCAATTTATGCTGTGCCAGCAAATAAGACACTAATCTGTGATCAATGGAATACCTCAAGCAGTTCAGGAACGGCTGGCGGTCATGCTGCTGTTATTGATTATGCTCCTAATGCTTCAGATATATTTTTGCGGCGTTATTTGCCTGGATTTTCTAACACTTCTCAGGGCTTCAGCTCTGATTTTGTTTTGAAATTCCCAGAGAAAACCAGAATTAAAATAAGCGTATCAGCTACAGCAGGAACAGGCCCGGCATATTTGCAGGCCGATTGCTTGCTAGTTGATGCTCCGAGTTCAAACGCAAATCAGAATTTCTTCTAGTGGGGGGCCGTGGCTTTAGTCAGCGACCTGGTAAAGATTGGAATGATCGCCGAGCATGCAAAGGCTTTGGGCGATAGCTTTGCTACGGTCGCGGCTACGGGCACGACTATTTCTGATGCTGCTAACATTACTGATTCAATTGTTTTGTGCTCGTCATCATCGGGAGCTAATGCGGGGCTAAAACTTCCGAAAATTGACGCATCAAACACGAAAAGACATCGGATTTGTAACGAAAGCGGGGGGAATATCAGAGTTTATTTAAACGATTCGGGCACTGAAGGGATCAAACTTTTCGGATCAGCGGGTGGCGCTACTTTTGTAACGGTTCCGACGAGCACTTGGGTCGAGATTATAAAAATCGCGGCTAACACTTGGGGGGTTATATCATGACGGTTTTAGCGGTCGCTCAAGATTGCAGTCGTAAGCTAATGTTAACGGTGCCGAGTAGCTTCATAGGCTCAACCGATAACAACATGCTTCTGCTTAGGGTCATGCTCGAACAGACCGTGCAAGACATGGTAGCCGATTTCGCATGGCCTGAACTTCAAAAAGAATACACTTTTACCTTAGCAACTAGCACCGCTAATTATGTGCTACCAAGCGATTTAGATCGTGTCGCTATGGAATCGCTCTGGAATCGGACGCAGCATTGGCCACTGATTGGGCCACTAGATGCCGTTGAGTGGCAAGCATATAAAAGCGGATTTTCTACCAACTTTCCGCGCCAAAGATTCAGAGTAAAGGGCTGGCAAACTAATCAGTTTTATATCGATCCGACTCCAAGCAGCACAGAAAACGGTCAAACTATAGCGCTTGAATATATATCAAAGACTTGTATTCGGCCTAAGACATGGGCGGCATCAACCTCCTGGGCTGGATTAACTTACTGTTCTTACAACGGCAATATTTATGATCGCGGCGGGACAGGTGCGGCGACTACCGGCACAAGTGCTCCAGTACACACGAGCGGAACGGTCAGTGATGGATCGATTAGCTGGACTTACATTAGTACCGCTTATGAAACGATCACATACGACACCGACGAGTTCATTTTAGATAATCAGCTAGTTGCTGAAGGCGCAATCTGGCGATTTAAGCGCGAAAGGGGCCTTGATTATTCTGAGCTCCAGGCTGAGTGGAATCAGAAAATCGAACAGGCAAAAACGCGGCTAACTGGTGCGGGCATTCAATCGGTTAATGGCTCAAGGCTACCTATTAATATGATCGGTGAGTGGAGTTATCCAATCGGGAATTATGGGGTTTGATGGTCAGGCATATGAGGCGCGAGTAAACGCGATCTTGGAGCAAATGCGAAAAGCTCAGGGGATCGGCTCGCCCGTGGCTGGGACTCCAGGCTATCCGGCTGAGTATGAGGCGCAATATCAGCAGCAGGGGGCGGGGCTACCTCCGGGGGCAAATATTACAGTTGCTAAAGGCGTATCTAAGCTGATTGGGGGCGGGGCTCCGGCTACTAGTACACTTGCAAGCACAGAGGCAGCCAATGCGGCTTGGAATGCTGGGGCTAATGCTGCTACTGCTGGCAGCACTCAATTGGCAGCGCCCGAATTAATTAGCGCCACCAGAGTTCCAACTACTTCTATCAGCAATTTTGCCGGGACTGCTACCCCATATCTTGGGGCGGCTGGCGCGGCGGCGGGTGCCTATGGAGCTTACAAGGGGATTAAAGATAAAAACCCATTAGCGGCTGGACTTGGAGGCGCTGGCGCTGGGCTCGGTTTGAATATGATGGGTTATGCGCTTGGGCCTTACGGTTGGGCGGCTATGCTTGCAGCTCCAGCAGCGGCGGCCTTAATAAATAAATTAGGCGATAAGGACCGATGGAAAACAGAACAATCAAGAGCTGATAAACTAAAGGCAAGCGGAATCAATTGGGATGTTCCAAGTGAAAGGCTAACACATGGCAGATCTAAAGATGAGCTAATCCAAAGAGCGTTAGCCAGCGGGGGAAATGTAGATTTTGCCCGTACTCGCGATGAGAAGTATTTAAAGCCTGAAGATATTTGGGGCTATTCGGCTTTCGGCGAGAAATACGGCGACAAATGGTTAAAGGGCTTTAGTGAGTCACAGCGGCGATCAATTGCTCAATCAGCATTAGATTCTGGAGCAGTCAACGAGCACAAGGGAACCATAGATATAGATTGGAGCAAGTTGGATAGCAATAAGCTTTCAGGGCTTGAATCAGCACTATCAGGAGGAAATACCCGTTCAAAGACCAGATCCCCCGGCATAGATAAAAACGGCAAGAGGATCAGTTACTAATATGCCGAGAAAATCGACAGCTAAATCGCTAACTATACCGCCACCAGTAAACGGCTGGAACACTCGCGATCCGATTAGCGACATGGATCAAACTTATGCTGTAGAGATTGAGAACTTTTTTCCAGGCGCTGGAACGGTCGATCTGCGAAACGGATCGCGCTATCACTCCAAATCGATTGGAAGCGGTAACGTAGTGACACTAGCCGCGCTCGAATATGGCACAACAAACAAGTTAATAGCTGTCGGGGCGAGTAGCGCAAAAGTTTATGATGCCACCACAGCAAGCTCAGCCGCCACGGATATACATGGGGCCGCAGCAGCATTTAGCAATTCCATTTGTACAACGCTACAATTCAGAGATCGGCTATTTCTTAAGCCGTTACATGTGAACGATGATGTCTATCACTATACTGGCACCGGAAACATAGCGCTTTCAGCATTCACAGGCCCAAGCGGCGACGATAAACTTCTTTATGCTATGGGTGCTTATAAGTCGCGCATTTATTTTAGCGGCTGGTACACCTCCAGCATTTGGTATGGTGGAGTAGATTCGATTACTGGAGCGCTTACCGAGTTTGATTTAACTAGCGTATTCTCTCGCGGCAATGAGTTGATCCTATTTGTTGGTGCCGTGACTCGCGCCAAACAAGCGGCAGAAGAGGATCTATTCTGTGTTATTAATAGCTTTGGTGAGGTGCTTATATACCAGGGTGATTATCCTGGATCGTCAACTTGGGCGCTAATTGGTCGCTATCAAATACCGCGCCCGGCTGGGGTTAAAAGCTTTTTTTATGCTGGTAGCTCACTCCACGTTATTACGCGGCTTGGTGTTGTAGCGATTAGGGATCTACTAAGCGGCGCTAACGACAAAACTTTTCCAATGATCACTGATATCATCGGGCAAGCGTTTATCGATAATTTCATCGATTCGGTCGTTAACCTTGCGGCTAACTCCTATATTCACACCGGGGTAATTTATCCACGCGGCAAGTTTATAATGATTAACTGCTACAACGGCACGAACATCATTCAATTTGTCCAAAATGTAGAAACAAAGGCTTGGACTAAATTCAGCGGCCTATCGGCTTACTCAATGGCTATGTTTGGGGATCGCTTGTATGTCGGATCAACGAACGGGCGAGTCATGAAATTAGACGAGGGGTACTACGATGAGGATCCCGCCAATGAAGGCTCAATATTGACGCGGAATATTAAGCTTAGACCTGCCTACAATTATTTTGGTGATCGCGAAAGTAAAAAGCAATTTACTGAAGCCACCCCAATCATCTATCAGTCCGAAGGTCTTTCGCTAACAATGGATAGCGACATCGATTTCGGAAATGTAACCGCCACATCAACTGTCACCGATACGAGTGACACAGCCTATAAATTATACCGCCCAAAAATGGGGTTAAACGGGATCGGCGATTGTGCATCAATAAGGATAGACGGCAGCGCGACAACAAAAAGAATTAGTTTACAAGCGATCAAAGTCAATTGGAATGAAGGCGACATACAATGAATAACATGAACGGCAACTATCAAAGAATTTCTCCTGGGATGTATCAGGCACCGTCAGGGCGCACAGTTACTCAGCAACAGATGCAGCGCTCAATGCAGCGGCAAGCCCAGCGGCCACCAATGGGCCCACAGGCTGGAGGCCAAATGGGCCAACAGTATCAGGGTGGGATGGCTGGTGCTAATCAGTGGCAGCAGATGGGGCCGATGATGGATCGCAATCAGGTTGGGCAAATGCCTCAATGGATTGATCGCGGCTTTAACCCTCAAATGGTTCAAGATCAACGGAATCAGTTAGCTCAGCAATTCCAACAGAATTGGCAACAGCAGAACCCAGGGCAGCCAATGCCACAAGCACCACAGCAGCCTCAAGAGCAGCCGATGCAATTCCAGCCCGGCACTAACTCTCACCAGATGATGATGGCAAGAAACGCAAGAACGCCCCAACAGGCATCAAGATACGGCGCATCGGTGCCACCTCAAGGGCTATTAACTCCACCGCCTAATATTGCAGGGAGGGTGCGATAATGGCTAAGCAAGGGAAAGGAATATTAACCCAGCCTCCAGCTAAGGGCGGCGGCAAAACAAAAGCCCGCCACCAGCAAGAGGCTGCAAATCGAAAAGCTAATAATGCGCCAAAATATGCAGGGTTAAACGCGGATCAAAATGCCGCGATTAATCAGCGTAATCAAGCCGATTTAGCTTTGGGCAATCAGGCAAATGGAATGCTGCCACAGATTCAGGATGCCTATAGTCAGCCGTTTGACTGGTCACAGCTACCAAGCGCACCGGTACAGGGCGATTTCAATAATTGGCGACAAGGTCAAATCGATAGCACCTATAACGATTTCTCTAGGCGCATGGATCCACAGTTCGCTCAGCAATCGGAGGATTTCGAGCAGCAAATGGCTAACCGGGGGATCCCAGTAGGTAGTGAGCTATACAATAAGCAAAAGCAGCAAATGCAACAGAGCCAAAACGATGCAAGATCATCGGCACTAGTCCAGGCTCAGGGCTTAGCTGGTCAGAATGCCGGTCAATTCTTTGATATCGGTACACAGGCCAGAAGTGGAGCGCTCAACGAGGGACTAATGAGGCGCGGCATGCCATTAGCTGATTATCAGTCATTGATGGGAGCAAGATCGGGATTTGATGCGGCGAATTTGGGCTACTCTCAAACTAAGGATCTGCAAACTCAGCAAGAGGGTAACCAGCGCTGGATGATGAAGAACGCTCCAAGGGGTGGCGGGGGCGGGGGTGGCTCCGATCCGTTTATGGGCTTTGGTAGCGCTGAAGGACTCTGGGCGGCTCAGGATGCGAGGGCGCGGGCTAACTCAGAATATTCGATGCAACTACAGCAAAAATATGCGCCTAAGCAGCCAGGCTCCAATCAGCAGATGATCGGGGGATTGCTAGGCTCGGCGCTTCAGGGCTGGGCTTCAACTTGGTAAGGGTGGGATAATTTATGGCCGATCTATACGATCTACAAGCAGCGCTTCAGGGCGGAAATGCTCAATATTTAGCTGAGGATCCGCTATACGCCACCGGCATTAATATTGCCAAAATGCAGATGCCAGCGGCAAAAACCAACACTCAAGCGATCTTATTTCCAGTGCTTCAAGGGCTATTAAGCGGCGGGCTTGCGGGATTTGGCAAAGATCGCGCTTTTGATAAAGCCTACACCCAAGCACAAGCAAATCCGTGGTTACGCTCACTCCAGGGCTACCAGGAGCCGACTCGCCCCGATAATTGGGAGCCTGATCGGGCTAAGAGTGACATCATTATGTCGTTACTCAGCAAAAAAATGGAAGATGAGAAGGCGATTGAATCGGCCAAGCAACAGGCGGATTTACAGAAAGCGTTAACTACTCAGGGTGTAGTGTTACAGCCTGATGGGTCAGTTACTCCATTGTCAGGGTATGCTGCGGCTAAAGCTGGGATTGAGCAGGCAACTAAAGAAGCGGCTCTTAGGGCTGAAATGGGATCTTCTGGTGGGGTTCCTGGTGTTCCAGCCGGAAAACAATCAGTGGCCGCGCAAGAAATTGGAACAAAACAGCAGTTAGAGCAATCAAAGGAAGCCATTGATCAAGTCTATTCGCAGGTAGCAGATGCGAAAGCTCAGGGAATGTTTGGACGACTAGGCAGAACGCTAGAACATGCCATACCAGTAGAAACGGATCACGAGCGAAAGGTGGCGGCGGCGCAATCGACATTAGTCGCGATGGCTCAAAAAATATTAAAAGCTGAACCAAACGCGAAAATGCAAGAGCGCATCATTGCTATGACTCCAAGCCGTTCAGATAGCCCAGAAGCGGTTTTAGAAAAGGCAAAATTGGCAAAACAGTTTCTTGAAGGGTTATCAGAAACAACTCCAACGCTGGACATTTACGGCGTAACTCCAAACAAATCCCAAGTTTCAAGAGAGGCAGCAATTGCAGAACTTAAACGCAGGGGACTAGTCGGATGACGGATCCAAGCACATTAAGCAATGAGCAACTTTTTGCTATAGCTGGCATAGGTGGCGGCTCAAGCACAGATTTAAGCGGAATGAGTAACGAGCAATTAATGCAAATTGCTGGGGTATCTGCGCCTAAGCCAAATCCATTAACTGCCGGTGAAACCTTTGCTGGCGGAATGCAAAATCTTTTGAACTCTATGACTTTTGGCTTTGGTGATGAGATTACAGCCGGGGGATCTTCTCTGCTTGATGCACTCACATCTAATTCTTCTATTGGCGACGCTTACGATCAAAGATTAGCTCAGGCCCGTGACTTAGAATCGCGATATCGCCAAGAACATCCGACTGCCTCATTGGCTAATTCATTAGCTGGTTTTCTGGCTCCAATCCCTAAAATATTATCGGCAGAAAAGGGAATTGCTCCAGCGCTTGGTAATGTAGCTAAATCGGCAGCTCTTGGTGCTGGATATGCGGGAGCCTCTGGATTTGGGAATGCTGAGGGCGGAATTGAAAATAGAATATCTGGCGCTATTGATGCGGCTCCGACTGGCGCTATTATCGGCGGCGGTGTGCAGGGTGCATCGGAAGCAATCCAGGGAGCTAGTAGCTTTCTAAGCAAACTTGCTTCTGAATCGGCTCCAAAGTTAGCAAGAAAATCTATTGGTGCTCGCGCATCGGATTATCAAAAGACGGCTAATGATCTCAATTTAATCGAGTTACCAGAAGGCGATCTAGGTACACTAACAAGAGTGAGCCTTGATGATCTAATAAAATCCGGCAAGCTTGGAGAATCGAGGGATCCATCTGAATTGATAAAAGTGGCCAGGCAAGGCGAAAAATCGATCCTTCAGCAAATAGATTCAGTAGTAAAGGGATATGATGAAACTAAAGCGGCACCAGTATTCCCAAAGTTTGAAAACGCTACGCAATTCTTAGAAAGCGGCAAAGCTCCAGCCGATAAAATTGATTCATATATGAATCGGCTAAAAAACCTAGAAACCGCTATTAAGGAAAAGGGTCGCGGACAGCTTTCCTATCTTCAGCAGCAGAAAATTGCACAAGGCGCACTGTGGGATCCTCATGACTCAGTGCTCAATAAATTTAATCGAGCGATCTATACGGATTTACAAAAATCAATTGAAGATGTAGTGCCGGAAATTGGACCACTGAACGCTGAACTACAAAAATATAAAATAGTCAATCCGATCCTTTCTCGTTCTCTCGTAAGTGATGAATCGAAGGATGGCATGTCTAAGCTTATTGCGCTAATGAGAACATCTGGCGGGTTTGGTGTACCTATCCTCGCATCTATGTACACTCTAGGTGCTGGGCCGGGCGCGCTGATTGGAACAAGTGCTACATTAGCTGGCAAATATGCTTTATCTCAACCAGGGCTACAGCAAACGGCTAATCTATTAGAGCAAACTATTGCTCCGAAAGCCGCAGCTATTTCTCGGATTGCTTCCGAAAAAATTCCTTCCGCTCTTCTTCCGTCAGTGCTGGCGGCTCGCCACGAAACCGCTGCCAAGCTTCCCAGCGCTCCCATAGCCAGCCCAGGGTTAGCGCCAAAATTAAACCGCCAATCAATTCAGATAAGCTCATCCTCTAATTCTACCGCCCAACCCATAACCAAAGCAATCACGAAACTAAGCAAACACTTAGGCAGGGATCTCAATGGGTTAGAGCCCCTAATCACGGCGGTAATCGCTCAAGAATCAGGCGGCAACCCAGAAGCGAAAAGCTCAGTGGGGGCTCAAGGGTTAATGCAGCTAATGCCAGGCACCGGAAAGCAATTAGCTAAGGAACTTGGTGAAACATACCGCCCGAAAGATGCTGAGCAAAATATAAAACTCGGATCACTATACCTTACTAAGCTGTTGCCAATGTTTAACTACGATCTTGAGTTAGCACTGACGGCTTACCATAGCGGCGAAAATAAGATCAAAAATCTACTCCGCAAAACCGGAGGCACTACCTTAGCAGATATTCGAAAACACTTAGGCCCACAAGGCCGCGCATACGCGCAATCAGTGATCGAAAAACTTAAAGGTCTAGCATAAAGAGCAAAAAGATGGCGGGGGACTCAAACGGAATATACAACGAATTAAAACTAATTAAATCGGGTGTAAATGAGATAAAAGACGATCTCAGCCACTCGATTGATAAGTTAGCTGCATCAGTTGATGGGCTAACGAATGAGTTTCGGAATTTTATCAGAATCGCCGAGAACTCGATCCCAGTAAAAGCCGTCTATATGATGTTTTTAATCTTAGTGCTTGCGCTAGTAGGTGTAGAGGGCGCTGACTGGCTATTTAAACAATACTTAAAGATACCAACGTGATCAGTTTTAGCTCACTAAATCATGAGTTTGCGGATCTATGTTTAACGCTGATTACCAAGTGCGCTAATGAAGGAATATTGCTAAGGCCCTATTCGGGGGTGAGGTCACCGAGCGAACAGGCTAAACTCTGGCGGCAGGGTAGGGAGATCGGCGAGATTGAAACAGCAGCCCGAAAGCTAAAAGATTATAATGCACCATATTTGGCATCGTGCCTCCTGACAGTAGGCCCACAAAAAGGGGCTAGGGTGACTAATGCGCTGCCGGGTGAATCTTGGCACCAGTGGGGTGAGGCGCTGGATTTCTTTGTATTGGATGAGAATAACGATCCGATCACTGATGGACATAATTCTAAATATTTTCAGTTTGCAAAAGTGGCCCTTTCGTTGGGATTAACTTCCGGCGCTTATTGGACTACTCCCGATCCGGGGCACGTTCAGCTTAGGGCTGAGCCAGTAAAGGCGATCTACCAGTGGCCAGATATCAACCGGCTCATGAGGGAAAAATATGAAAACTAATCGAGCCAACTTATGCCGGGCTTTCCGTAGCGGCGGTTTTCCCGCATATACCTTGGCTCTTGCGCCCTCGGAAAGCTCGGCACCTTTTTGAAGTTATAATTAAGGGAAAATAGAATGATACCAGGAATCGACTTATTAGGAATGGCGCATAAAAAGTGGAATATAAAAGCCACAGTTAAAGCTCTTAAGGCTACGGGCAGCGCTAATATAGGCTTATTCGCCGATGAGACATTTGGGCCGAATGCTCTTAAGCATGCAAAAATGTGTCTCGATACTGGAGCGGTAAAAAAGATTCGCGCTCACCTAAACTGGGCGGGGCCGAACCCCAAGCACACATTACCACCGCTCACTAAAGTTAAAACTCTAGCTATGAAGTGGGAGAGCTTAGCTAAAGAATACCCAGGTGTAGAGTTTTTTATCTCGCCATCGTGCGAGTATCAGTCGACCGACAAGAAGGCGATTACCGCCATGCTCAAAACGGCTCAGGATTATGCGCCGAGCTGCAAAATAGTTCACTCGCCGATGAAACCAGCTCATGTAGTTATGCCGGGGATATTGGAGCTACACGGTGACGAAAAAGTCACAGCGGGAAATATTCTCTCGTTTGATGGTGGCGCTGAAGGGCTAGATGAAGGTGGAGTCTATAGCTTAGATGTGACCAAATGGATCCAACGCTCGAAAGATGCCGCGATGGTGTTAGCTTGGGCGGGGCTTTGCAACATGCAGGAAGCCCACAACACGCTAAAGCCTCAAGAGCGCACCGAGTCGCCTAGCTTTGAATATACTATGGGAATGTTTCGATTGTTTGAAGATCCTGGAGCACCTCCCACACCTAACTTTAAAGCTATCCCGCTTAAAAAACCGCTACTTTACAAGAACTTTAGCGAGGATTCGCCCGGCCCAGATAAAAGAAATAATCGCCCGCTAATATTTGCGTATGAGCAAGCCCCGCAGGTGGAATTAGTCACTCATGAGGGTAAAGCGTTTGGTAGATTTGCCTACTATGGATCGTATCATCCAAATCTGAGTCGCTACTATAGCGGATGGAAAAATGGGATTGGCCTATATGGGTGGGAGATCGCTGATCGCTGCTTCCAAACATCGGGTAGCAAGTGGGGGTTCTACAAGGTTAAGGGGAAATTTTACGGACCGATTCATTTTAATTTTAGAACCGGATATTTTAGATAGGAGCATTATGTCATTATTACTAAAAAAGATACTTGATAAGCTGCCATTTGACGGCTACAAAACCTTACTTGGCTATGTGTTGCAGCAGTTGGCTAAAGTCGCGCCTCCTCAGTATCAGCCATTGATTGAGTTAATTGGCCAAATACTAATGGGCGTTGGGCTTGCTCATAAGGGGCTAAAAGAGTCGGAAGTCTAAACTGCTAGAGTTGATCGCTCTCCCGGAACAAACGTAGCTGGCCATGTCACAGCTCTTTGGACTCGCTGCGCCTCGGCGGCATCCCGTCGGATACCCACACGATCAACTCATAGAGAAAGCTTATCACTTTTTTCCTTCCCAGAAAAGCCACCCAAAAGCCCTAGTCAGCGCATACATTATGTGCGCCTGAGCCCGCAGAAACCTATTTTCTCCCGCAATCTGTAAAAACTGATTGTGAAGAGTCTTATCAATTAGCTTGCGACTGTAGCGCTGCTCATGGAGCGATCCGTCTAAATATGTATTATCGTGCCACTCACATGCGGGCGTGAACACAGAGTCAGTCGGTAGGCTTAGCCAGCCGTAGCCGCATCTTATTTTGGGATCGTCTTTCATGTCGATGATTTCTCCCCCTCCTTATTTACACTAGCCCACCAAGTTTCATAGGTCATAAATTGAACAAATGGATGGCGCTTACTCTCATACTCCTTCTTTGCCGCCTCCCACCCCATCTTCGCGCCAGCTTTGAGGCCAGCGAGGTAGCCGTCCTTTGATGCGTCCTGAACTGTCGTTAGTTGGCCCCATGGAGCCGTACCGCTTCTCTCGGCCCTTAATCTAGGTTGCCAAGTATCAACTAGCCAAATTTCGGCCCATTCCTCTGCCATCTCTCGCGGGGTTTTAGTTTTGTTGCTCATTATGACCCCCATTTTGCGCAATCAATTTCTAAGGTCTTTAAACTCCTAGTCAGATCTAAGGATTCGGCTTCCGGCTCAAAATCATAAGTAGCTCTATAGTGTTCGCCATCGATCCACATTGAGTCGACCTGTAGCCAAGTCACTTTATGTTTTCTACAGAGCATTACGAACTGCTTCCAAAAACTTTCGTGCCTAAATTCGTCGCTCATCTCTTCACCTCGCGCACTTTGAAATATAGCTACGCACAACTAGCTGGGCATGTCGTATGCCATTGTGCCACCCAATGTGATAATCATCTGCAATGGCTGTATTTCTTATACGCTCACTCCATCTACGCCCCAGACTTCTATCGATCCTCTGTAAGACTGAGATAGCTCGCCTACTCTTTCGCTTTGGTTTGGTCATCGGTGGACTCCTTTGGTTCTGATATTTTTGCCCAGTGTGTTATATCGCTGGCATACTCCGCCTCGTAAGCGAACATAAACCTTCTATCGGTGGAGTTGCAGAACACAATCGAGAATGTACCCATGATACTTCGATAGCCCAGAACGACTTGCGTATCGGGAGGCAACCTTTCACTGCACTTTATCCACTCCATACTCATTTCGATGCCCCCTCCATTTTTATCAGCTTGACGGGGACGACCTGCCAATCAGGACTGTCGCAGTCGTTGCCCAATGATAACTTCTCGGATTCTCTTTCCAGCTCGTCGAACGTCAGCCCATCCCACCCATTTACCGGATGCCATGCGCACCACCCATCAGGCTCACCCTTGGTCATCGCGTCGTAGCAAGCCATGAATGCCTCCTCTGGATTCATGCACCAAGATCCATCTTCGGGATGATGCGTAACTCTTTCTGCCATCTTCCTTGCTTCGTCGCGTGTGGTCATAGCATCGTCTCCTCTTTTAACTCACTCACGAAATGCCGAAGCTCTGAGTCGATCTGAGTTAATCGATTTAGATCATTTTCGGTAGCCTCGTGCCCATCTTCTAGGATGCCCATGATAGAGGCGAATAAATGCTGTGCCCCAGCAAAAAATGCCTTTCGCATTTCTTTGATTTGCGTCTCTGATGCCGTTGCCGGAATCGCCACTAACTTAAGCGCCAGCCAACCAGCCTCGATCAGCTTACCCTTATCTGCGGCATTTTTACTCATCGCGTCTATCGCCCCTCTCATGTTCGTGTCCATCTCTAGTTCCTCGCAACCGAAGCATTAGCCCAAAACACAGCAGTCTCTAGCTCGGTAAGTGCTACCGATCTCTCTCGACTCTCAGGGCACAGCTCTAAGATCGTCGCAGCTAGGTGCTTTGCCGTCTCTCGGATCTGCGTATACTTTTCAGGCTGACCCTCTTTGGGCGCGTGATAAGTAAAGTTATTTTCCAAGTTATACGTTGCCATTTTCATTCTCCTATTAAGTTAAATTTACTTCGGCCAGCCCTGATTCTTAGCCTTAGCAGCGATCTTCTGTTTGGCCGCTGACGGTTTGCGCCATGAGTCGGCCTCTGGGCAGGTGGCGAAGTGGCTAACGAACCAATCCTTCCCATCTTCATCGACCAATACGCCGTGAGATGCCATCACCGTACCATCCTCGCACACAAGCACAGTGCTCTCGTCCACATCGTCGAACGATACAGCTTCGGGATTAACTGGCATATTTTTACCAGCTATAGTTTTTATCCACTTTATTTCCGCTCCGCACGATCTACACTTGGTCATTGTTTCATCCTCTTAGCTATATCCTCAACCGATCCGAGACTCAGCCTCGATGCGTCACGCTCATCGTAACAGAGGGTAATGATCGAATCGGGCACGATATGAATTGGTAGCCCGTGGAACTCTGGCCTGTGAATATCGGGTAATCGCTGTTGAATTTGAGCAATCTCGCAGCACAACTTTAGGTATTCCGTGGCCCCTATAACTATACCTTGGGGCTTTAATCGATCAGACCTAGCTACCCAGATTATTTTGCTTAAATACTCCACTAGGCCATTTGATGCCTCTATCTCGATACAACCTTTTTCCATCACCTCACCCTCCCGCAGCGTTTACACTTAAAATCACAGTTGCCAAACACCCACACGCGATCCCCAACTTGCTCAAATGTAGATTTTCTGTGGTTTATCGATTCCCACTTGCACCCCACTAGCCAGCAGATTAGGCGGTTAAGCATTGTCATTTTAGCCATCCCATATAATCTCCCACCGCAACCCCCAGTGCTATCGATACGAAAACAACAACCAGTAGTGCGGGTATCATAACAACGATCGCACAAATCTCTCCTTACGTTATCACCTGGCCCAACGGCATTGCCCTGATAATCTAATCCATCACAACAATAGGTTAACCTGCCGCCTAGCAGCCATGCCGGATCTTTCCCTTTTTGTTTTTCTCTTGAGCAAAAATCACAGGTGATTATCACTCGCTCAGGTACTTTAGTTATTCCCATGACTACCTCACCCTCCCGCAGCGATTACAAAACTCCTTAAAATCATCAGGAGCTTTCCAACAAATCGGAACACCCTTCTCAAATACTATCGCAGCGAACTGAGCCGCATATAGCTCGTAACTCGGCAACCATCGGTGCCCAACTAGCCAGCAGATGAGGCGGTTAAACATTAATCATCCAATGTTGTAAGTTTGATGCCAACGCCATCGCCATAGCCAACGCCAACGCCATAGCCATCGCCATAGCCATAGCCAACGCCAACGCCATAGCCATCGCCATAGCCATAGCCATCGCCAACGCCAACGCCATAGCCATCGCCATAGCCATAGCCATCGCCATAGCCATAGCCATCGCCAGCGCCATAGCCATCGCCATAGCCATAGCCAACGCCAACGCCAACGCCATCGCCATAGCCATAGCCATCGCCAACGCCATAGCCATCGCCAAGCGCCCAAATCGGAATTTCCGTCTTGGGGAAAAATTCCTTTTTACTGTCGATCCACTCAAGCTGTGAGCGACTCAACTCACAAACTAGAGTACCGATTTCGGGTAGCGATTCCTTACACGCGCCAAGCAGTTCCGCAGTAAGTCTTAGCTCTTTAGTTACGACCAGATCTCTTGTTTCCATATTTCAGCAGCCTCCGGTGTGACGTCAGTGATGCTTGTGATTTTATAAATAGTAAGCTCTGGCACCACAGGCCCAATACGGCAGCCTTTCGTTGGTCCCTTCGATGCGAGCCCTAGAAAGCCTTTACAGTCACTCGACCAATATACGCAGTTACGAGCGCCCTTAAGCGTCAACTTGTTTGGTGCTTCGTTTGGCTCATCAAGGTAGCCAAAAAACACACCCCTAAATTCAGTCGTTACAAGTACAGGTTTCATATTTTCGTTCTCCAATATTAAAATTACTCAGCCTCACCAACTATCCGCTTCATCTCCACAACCAGATCGCCACCGCCAGTTATTCCTGCCTCGTGCAGCTTGCGCCAGGATTCTTCTAGCTCGTTGAGGAGATAATGAGCGCCAGCTTCGAAGCCATGTCGTAAACATGCCTCGCCGAATGAATAAATATCGGTCGCTCGCCCGCACGTAAAATCCATGCCAGCGCGGCGCTCCGCAAACGTCTTAGCGTCGATGGTTAGTTTAGTCATCGATGAACCCCCATAGCTTTGAGGAGATCGTCAGCATAACTTACCGCTAACTCATCAAGTCGCTCTCTATCGGTATTTTCAACTTGTAATAGTCCATTGAGCGCAGCACACGCCGCCTGAAATCTCAGATCGAAGATGCGCTTTTCGTCATGCAACTTAGCTCTCTCGATATCTATCGAAGCATTTTCGCCTTTCTCTTCTCGCAACAAATAGATCGAGTAGCAGCCGGTCACTCTTCCATCTGGGTTTTTCCACTCACAGTTTTTGCCGCAAGCGTAGCAGGTTATTGTTTTGATTGTGCTCACCTCAACCTCCCGCAGCGGGTACATTTATTTAAATAATTTTTCTGCGAGACATCTAGCTGCCACATCCACCGCTTAAGATCGTCTGGAGTCTCGCAGGTTTTGCCGTATAGAACGCCACCCTCCTCGAAGTACCAGTCCCAGTAGTCTGGCATTGAGTGCTCAAAGAGCCAGCAGATTAGGCGGTTAAGCATTAGCGACCTCACAATGAGTAATCCCATTGTTATATCCGACCAACCCTAGCCCATAGATAATGATTCTCGCTTGCATCTCGCGCCTAGCATCAGCAGCAGCAGCATCAGCAGCAGCAGCATAAGCAGCATCAGCAGCATCAGCAGCATCAGCAGCATCAGCAGCAGCAGCAGCAGCAGCAGCAGCAGCAGCATAAGCAGCAGCAGCAGCATCAGCAGCAGCAGCAGCAGCATAAGCAGCAGCAGCAGCATCAGCAGCATAAGCAGCAGCAGCATAAGCAGCAGCAGCAGCAGCAGCATAAGCAGCATCAGCAGCATCAGCATAAGCAGCATCAGCAGCAGCAGCAGCAGCATAAGCAGCAGCAGCAGCAGCAGCAGCAGCAGCAGCAGCATAAGCAGCATCAGCATCAGCATCAGCAGCAGCAGCAGCAGCAGCATAAGCAGCATCAGCAGCAGCAGCAGCAGCATAAGCAGCAGCAGCAGCATCAGCATAAGCAGCAGCAGCTTGCCGATTCTCTTCGCTCGGATCATCTATCCATTTTTTAGCCGCATCTATTGCCGCCTGTGGGCGTTTATCGTCAGGATATTTCTTTTCGAAAATATCTATAACTTGCTCTGCCGCAAAAATCGCATAGCGCACCCGTTGCGGCTTATCCATCATTCGCACGATTAGCCAATTAGCCCATTGCGCGTGATTATCCGCTATCAGTGCATGGCAAACATCAGCTAGATCGGTTTTGGATTGAGCCTTAAACCAATCGATGCCGTCACGACATGCGCCTAGCTCATTTAGTTTTGCTATTGTTATGGTGATCACTTTTCCCCCTCCTCATCTAACGGGTTAATCTTAGGATCGTTCCACACCTCCGAAGTCTCCATACGCTTCTGCCACGAAACAGACTCCTTGCGCTGAATCGCCTTGCTATCGCCATGCCGCTCTAGTATGCGGGCTATTGCTCGAATCGCCTCACCTCTATCTTTAGCACTATCAGCATTACAGATGTGAGTCTGGTACAGCAGCTCCATAGCCTGATCTAGCAGCACCTTATTTGTGGCTTTCACTTCCTCGTTATTTTCTTCTGTGGCCTCTTTTGCTAGTTGCTCACGACTCACGGGTACTAGCTCATAGCAAACAGAATCAGCCGTAATAGGGTAGGTGTGCATCAGTTGCCTATCTGTATATCCATGCGACTGAGCGAACGTCATTTCGGTAATCGCGTGTTCGCGTACCCACACTCTTAGGTTAGTCATCGCTTGGCCCTCTTGGTGTCTACGGAAATACCCTGCTTAGCTAACGTAAGGCGATCTTCTAGGCTAATTATCTCATTCTCTAAGGCTAGAAAATTCTTAAATGCCCACGTTTCTAGCTCGTCAATCCGCTTTTTCATCGCCCGCAGATTACGCAAGGTGATGTCAGTAGGGTTACGCTTTGCTGGCTTCTTTTTGCTCATTTTGGGTTTCATTATCATTACCTCAATTGTAAAAACTTATTAGTGACTAACTTCGCAAACGGCAAAGTAGCCCCGCCCTTGAGATCCGATCCGATCAATATTTTATCAGGTGATTGAGTTACTTTAGTAGTGGTTTTTATATACTGCGATGGTATTTCGGCACCCTCGATCAGCTCAACCGCTGGAGGCCCAGATCTTACACTCAGAGTAAACTGAGAGCACACGAATTTCTCGTCTCCAAGCACACCCATAATGAACCCTGATAAACCCTCAATCTGGCGCTCTAGTCGAACTTTGCGATCATTTAGGCGCTCAATTTCGGATCTCAACCCTTCAAGCTCGGCCCGCTCATTCAGCAACAAGCACCCAAGATACTTGAGCTTATTATCACGCGCCATTTTTAGCGCTTCGAAACGCTCCGTCATTTCGGGCGTTATCTCGTCGGCTTCGCTTATCTCGGCCCAGAGGTGGGCTAACTCGTTTTGGATCTCATATAACTTCATGATTATGCGTCCTTACTTTCGCTAATGATTACCCTAAATTCTGGGACATTAAAGAATTTTGCAGCGTGGCGCTCTAATTCCTTTTTGCGCAGCTCCAAGCTGATCGCCAATACTGACGGCACTATCATCCGCATTAGTTGACGTTTAATATTAAAATCGACTTGCCGCACTTCCTCTAGTTCGCGAGATAAAAGCATTTCTCCCATGTCAGCTAGGTACTTCAAAAATAGCGGCCACTTATCGCCCTTTAATCGGGCCCGTTTAATCCGCTGCTCATCAAGATCAATAATCGCGCTATTACCGGCTTTGAGGTGCTGCACCAATTGTTCAAAAAATAGGATCATTTTATCCCGCGTTACTACCGGATCGCGGATCTCGTCAGTCTTTTCTAGTTTGATTACCATATACCTCTCGACTATCTTCTCAAAAACTAATCGTGATCCGTGCTTCAAAAGTTGCTTCATTTTTCAAAGCCTCGTAAAAATCCGGGTTTTGACTACAGGCGGTAACCCGGAACGCCTTCCTACAGAGATGCAGAACAGAACCAAAACCGTTAAAAAGGAATATTATCGTCCTCTAGGCTCACACCATTTGCTGGCTGAGTGGGTGAGGGTACAGCGTCATTATTTCCATTTGCTGACTTGCTCCGGTGCTTGGCTATATCATCAGCCCAGGCCATGGCCTGGGGGAGTAAGAACGCTAAGCTGCCCAAATCTTCGGGGAACAGTACGGATGAGTCTTTGTACTCGCCTGTAGCTTTATCTTTGTAGCGCTTCTTGAGCGAGAATGAGATTTTTCCCTCGTCGCTTACGTTGCCCCAAAGTGTCAGCCCCCAAGATAGTTGGCTAACGAAGCGTTTCGATAGTTTTTGTGTGTTAGTGTCGTTCATAGTTTACCTTTAATAAAAAATATTAAGCTGCTTCCTTAGCCGGTAGAGTAGGGGAGCCAATCTCGTATGCTTTGAGCTTCGGCAACTCCTTAGCCGATTTCCAGACTCCAAGAACCTTCATGTACTCAGCGCCATTATCGGTTAGGTATTTTTCCGCAGCAGGGCGTTTGTCGTCGGGTAGGCCTACTACCTGATACCAGTGCTCTGTAACCGCTCCACTATCTAGCCACTCACGGATCTCTTTGCCGAGCTTCTCATCGGGCTTTGTAACAATCTTATCGGCGAGCCACTGTAGGCGCGTCTTTTCGATTGTCATGTTATGACTAATATCTAGCATCCCCACGACGTCAAATTCGTATTCAGAGCCAGGTCGCATAATCACGCCCATACCGACCCGCTCAGGCACCTGCTTGCCGTTGCCCTTATCGCTCAAGACGTACTCACTCTTTGCCCTCATCGTACAAATGATGTGGCCAGGGAATTGGACTATCGCTTGAATCAGTTGGTTATATTTCGGCGTGATTTTGCCCCAATTGGTGAATGAGTTACCTTGCATCTTATTGTGCTGATCGAGGAACTCCTCCCATGCGTGCGAGAGTGAGTCCACAATGACGACCTCGTAGCCAGCCTCACCAGCTTGCTTAAGCGCGGCCAAATATGTGTCATAGTTGAAATCGGGCAAATCAGCTTGATCAAAATCAATAGTGTCGTAGAGAGTCGACGATCCCTTCTCGGTATCGAGTAGTAAGATTCTGCCGTCCGTTAGCATTCCTTTAGCTAGCCGTAAGGCGGTCATAGTTTTACCGCTTCCGCTCGGCCCGGCTATCGCTATACGCGCTTTTCGTGCTTTTCTTATCGCTTTTTTAAATACTAGTGTCATGTTCTGCATCTCCTTATTAAAGGTAAAATTTCCCATTTTTAGCCGCTCGCATTTTGAAGCCGAGCTTTTTTGCCTCTTCGACTATACGATCCGGTATCGCGTCAGTCAGCGGGGTGCGCGCACCCTGAGCCTCTCGGCACTTGATACGCGCAGCCCATAGTAGTGAACCCAATCGCTCGGCGTGGTTTTTGTCTCTCCCCTTCATGTTAACCCCCAAAATTTATCCAGCCTGTAAAATAAGCTACCACTATAAGCACTAGCTCAACCCCTAGCGCCTCAAGGTAGTGTGATAATCGTTCTCCCATAGCTTGCCACATATTATTTTGCCTCCTTTGGGCGTGATATCATGAGTGGACGGCGCTCAGTCTGGAGCACCCGATTTTGCCAGTATGCGCCCGCTTTATCTGGGGATGCTTTGCCTTCACTAATAGCGGCTGCATACATATCACTGAGCGCGTTAATTCCTCGCTCGTCACCTACGACCATTACGTCACCATCACTGAACGGATCAGCTATGTGCATTGAACAGCCAGTCAATAGACTTGATAGCCCAATCCATATGCCTACACTTATCAACATTCCGATTCTCATACATTTCTCCTTATGTTTATTACCTTAACTTACAACCTAAAAATCTTCGTTTTTCTCAGCCTCAATTTCAGCCGCTACTTTTTGCAGGTAGCTGATGCAGCGCTCGATATAATCTTGCATATAGCTACACTCTATTACTCCGGCATCTTCGAGCTCGCTTACCGCGCTATCGATCGCCGATAGTGCGCTCTCATAGACATCGTAAGGGATAGTGTCAGCATCGCCCGCTTCATCGGCCCAGATTTCGTGGGATTCACGCGCCATATTATGCCTCCAGCTCATCATTTGTTTGATCGTCGATTTGATATTGCCGCTCGGCCCAACTTGCATGCTGAGCCTCTAAATCATCGCGATACCACTGGACCAGGCGCTCAAGCTCCGAGATGAGTCGCGCTACATCGTGCTGTAGGTCGTTTTCGCGCACGCATTTGAGCACGTTGATAAACTCGATTAAGTCTTGGGGCGCGAAGTTTTTTAAACGTTTGGTGGGTAGCATTATGCGACCTCCGTAGATGCCGATTGGGTCGCTCTGATGTCAATTCGGATGCCTTTACCCTCGGCAATATCAGCCGCCAATTGCAGATTATCTTTGCGCGGGTCGTTTTTCTCGGCCCACTGTTTATTAAGCCAGCACGCCATGCATACTCGTCCGGCCTCCCAGGCTACCCGCGATCTGCGCTGGGCACCTGGCCCAAAAAGTTGGATTGATCCGCTATGCCCGCAAGCCCAATCTGTCGTAGTCCATGCCATATATGTCTCCGTAGTAGTTTACAAGTTAACCTAATCATGTTAGCTTGATAATGCAAACATAATCTAGGAGTCGACCACTTGTCAAGTATTCTTTATCAAAAAAACTTAATCTAGTGAAAAAAACGACAAATCAATAAGTTATGGCGATGAATTTTATTAGTCATATTTTAACCAAGCTCGGCACTACTACTTATTCTCTCGCGAAAGAGCTTCGAGCTAACGGGGTCGAGATAACGCACCAGGGGGTCGATAATTATAATCGTTCGCGGGCTAGGGGGTTGCGTCTAGATGTATTAGCGGGAATTCGAAAATTATCAGGGCTTAGCTGGGAAGAAATGGGCGCTATGATCGATGACGAATACTTGAGCGCTCAACTTAAAAAGCGCAGCAAGAAAGGGTAACCGACTGTCAGGGTTTCGCTCATTTTGCGCGCAATCACATTTTTCATCTTGTCACGACATGATTCTCATCATACACTTATCATGCGTGGATTGTCGTACCGTGTAACTAGCTGAAATCAGATGTCTTTTTTTGTTAGCTTTCTTAGTAAACGAGAATTCTAGTATTCTAGACCTCGTTATGCAAGCCAAACAATAAGTGATTTCAGCTATTTGCATCCGTACCCAAATACGTAACGCGCAAATATCGGCTGGGGGTGCCAACACGCCCCTAGCCTCTCTTGTTGGAGAGTTAAGTAATGGATACGGGCACTTGCGAAACAGATTTTCAAAAGATTGATCTTTTAATACTTGAGCTAAAAAGGTGTGCTGCGGTGCTCAAAAAGTATCCAGCTAATAAGCCGATGCGCGAAAAGTACGAGGCGCTACTAGGTGTGATTAATTCCCACTTAGATGAGATCCCAGAAACATTGACTCATTCATTCGCCTACTGGGAGATCCAGCGATGAGTGAGAAAGCGGTAGCGGCGGCGACACCAATCACAAAAGCCCGAGCAAAAAAGCAGGTAGAAGCGCGTTATTGTGATTATGTTGAGTTTTTTAAAGAGGAATTAGGCCCTATTTTCAGGGATATTTTCTCGGACGATATATTTTATTATTGTTCAAAGAGAAAGCGGTTTTTCCCTGCGATGCACGAAGTCACCTTAGGGCGGCTCCAGAGCCGAGCTTGTGATAGCGGGGGAAGGCTAAAGCCCGGTCATATCGAGTGCCATTTATTTGCTTTACGAGACGAATTAGAGCCGGATCTATTAATTGAGATCCCAGAATGGGACGGGGTGGATCGAGTTGAAAAGATTGCCGAGGCTCTAACCCTAAAAAATATGGAATTTGTCCACGCCTATGAGCTTCTAAAAGAGTGGGGCGCGGGCGTTTGGCATCGATATAATGACCCTTATCGGCAGAATAGGGTTCTCATCCTCACAGGTTCCCAAAATGCAGGTAAATCGACTTTGATCGAAACGATTACAGGCGGGTTGGGTCAATTCTGCACCCCCATAGCTTTCTTTGATAACGAGAAAGATACATACGCCCAAGTTAGTGGAGCGCTCATAGGGTTAATCGATGAATTCGATAGAGGCAATCGAGCTTCTGAATCATTACTGAAGCACGTCATTACGTCACCAAAACTTAACTATCGAGTTTCTCATGGGCGAAAATCGGTAGATCATCCCAATCGAATGAGCTTTATAGCATCATGCAATCCAGAAAATATCCTACGCGATTGGACAGGCGCTAGGCGGTATATCGTAATGGAGCTGGAGGGTATCAAGTGGACTTACCCAAGCGATTTCGACGCAGAAAAACAGGTCTGGGATCCAAAGCGTCCAGTCTCAAAACAAATTTTGGCTCAGTTTAAAGCCCTTTCAGAAATGAATGGCGGGGTAGGCTACAAGGCAAGCGCCGAGACTAGAAAGATTTTAAGTGACTACCTTGAGGTAGCGAAGCCAATTAACCCAGATAACGAGATGATCGCCGATTTCGGTCATTGGCTGGTAGCGCAACTGGCGACGAGGGTAGATGGCAGAGATTATCTGTATTCCCACGAGTGCAACGAATTTTGGGATCGCTGTAGGTCATACAATAAGACCCGCAACTATATACAGAGCCTACTAAGCAAAGCGGGCTGGCGAGTGCGAAAAAAGAAGGGCAGCGCATACGAGATCCCGGGAAAGTGGCTAGTCGAAAACGGGTATAAGGATGACGAAAATAACGCGCTGTAAAATGAAAAAATCGAAAAGGTGTATAGGGGAAACCCTTATGCTGCAACCATCTGCAACCGCTGCAACCCAAACAAGATTTTATCTCAATAGGTATACTTTAGGTATAGCTAATCAAACAATGATTGCAGAGGTGGCAGCTCGGGTGGCAGCTCTCTTGAAACATCTGCCACCGTTATTTATAGCCGTATCAATATCTTATAAGAAGGTTGCAGAGGTGGCAGCTAAATATATAGTAATGATAAAAAATAGATATATACCCTTATATTCTGTTTCCCCTAACTCTGAACGGTTTCATCTGCAACCGTGCAATCATTACCCAGCTACCGCTTATAATCGATTTGGCGCGAGGTCATCATCATGTCGAGGATGACCGCAGCCGACTACCTAATGATAGCCGATGAGGCTGAGCTATCGCTTAGCAGCTCAGAGGTGAGCCCGTACCATGACGCGCTAGATCGCTCTAAGTGTACCGTCACCGTGAGTGATGGCGACGAGGGCTTAATAGCGGTGCGCATAACCTTCTCAGGGCTACTATCGAAAGTCCCGCGCAAGTCTAATGGGGCGGTTATTCATAAGCGCAGAGATGGCCGCCCCTTTGTCGCTACTGACCCAAAGGTCACGGCTCAATGCCGGGCTATGGCATCGCTCTATCGGGCGGCGGTTGCCGACCTGGGCTATGTGCCACGATTCGGCGGCGAAAAGGTACACGCTCAGGTGTGGTTAGCCAATCGAGTTGGAATCTGGGACAGCCACAACACCCCCAAGGCGATTGGCGATTTTCTTGAGGAAGTAAAGCTAGTCGACAACGACACCAACGCCCAAATTTGGGCGATGAAGAAAGATTATATCGTTAGTGAACGCGAATCGACCACAGAAATAATGGTGGTTAAGTGGGATTACGGCTGCACCAAGATCGCACAGTTTAACAGTCACATAATGGGGTTATTTAGGGGGTAAGGTATGAAACTGGAAACGCACGATCAAGCACTATTTACTAAGCTTAAATGGGTAGCTCGGGAGGGTGAGATAGCTGACGAGATGCTGAAGATCCTTATTAAGATCGACGGCAATTTGAAAGTGGACGAAGAGATCCACCAGGCAGCAGCGCGATTGTTATCGCTTATTATGTCACGCGCTGAGTCGAAGCTAGTAGCATGACGGAATTTGTGGCGGCTTTTTGCGTATTAGTGAGCGGGCTGTTTTTTGCTTGGGCGATTGCTGCCTCTTATTTGGCGGTTAAGTTTTTTCGGCTTTGGCGTGAGGCATTTGTGGGGTTGCTTGCGCTCAAGGCTAATTTGGAGCGCGAGTTAGCCTCCAGCGATCTTTCTGATTTGAGTGAGTCTAAAATGGTTAACTGATGAAGGTTACAGTGGAAGGCGGTGATGTGATGACGGTCGAGATGGATATAGAAAACCCTAGGTTTACACCAGAGCAGCAACTCTGGGCTGAAACGCTTAAGCAAGCGATGAAATACGCTATTGATCCGAACAGGAAGTATATAAGGGATCGGATTTGGTTCAAGCGAAAAACCTTTAAGGCGGGGTCGTTTTTGTGGGTATTGGCTGCGCTTAACCTTGAGGGCGCAAAAGAGCAGATTTTAGAGATAATTTTCGGACAATCCGATTTTGCCGAGCATTGCCGCTATTGGCTATGCAGGGATCGGGGTGGCCACCGTAATCGTTTAATGAAAAGAAAACCATATGATAAGTATAGAAACATTATGCGAGCAGCTTAGGGGTTTAGTTCGGGCCGCTACTGATCGGAGTCTTTCGCCCGATGCAATTAGTGGAACGCTGGACACTCTCATCGGCGCGCTAAGATTGTCGGAGTTTACGCGAGGATTTAAGGCGGGGTTCGGGCCCTACCCGGTGGCTGATGATGCCATTAAAGAGAGCTTTGAGGTAACGGGTGAGCTTTAAGGGGTTTTTGGAGTTCGGATCTATTCCCACGGCTACCTTTATTAGTTCGCAGACCAACTACGATACTATTCAAGATGAGCCGCTGGATGGGTTTTTGCTCTGGCTTTATGCTGACGATGGGCAATCGCTCAGCTTTTGCCATAGGCGGCGCACCTACTATGACCTTGAGGACTTATCCGATTCGATTCAAAAGGTAAAAGCTCGGATAGCCTCGGGGCTAGGTAGGACTCGCAAGATATTTGTAGCCGTCCAGCTATGGCCCGAAAGCGCCTTAGACGCTAACACGATAGACTGGTTTGATAGTGATCTCAAATATGTGGTCCACAACCTCACCACTATTGGGCGCTTTGTTAAGGAGTGCGGCCTCGACGGTATAGCCTTTGACCATGAAAGCTACGTTTCAGCCCTTTGGCAGTACGCGGCAAGAAGCGGGAAAAACTCCCATAGTTTTGCTGAATACCAGGCCCAGATTAAGCGATTCGCCGAACAGATAGTCAAAGAATGGCGAAAATATGGCTGCGATTTTAACCTTCTCAGCTTTGGCGCATATTCGGACACATTACTAGAGATCGACAATAACCCCACGAGGGCACAGGCCGACCTACTTTATGGGCTGTGGTCTAGCTTTCTTGATGGCATAATTGATGCATGGGGCGAGTACAATTATTTGGCCGGTGGAGCCAAGCAGGGGAAAGTTATTTTAACGAGCGAGCTTGGCTACGGCATAAGCGACCTATCAGGTGCAATCGACCGGCTTAGCTACCCTTCAGGCACCGCTGGCGCAAGATTCAAAGGGAGTAGCCCCTATTTTGATACCGTTTGTGAGTTTGGCCTTGGACTATGGATTGATTACGAACCGCCCGATTTTACCCTAGTTACGGCCACTAATTACTATACACCGGCGCTTTGGAAAACCACATTAGATGCTTGCCTGGATGCTGGCTGCACATGGGTCTGGATATATCAGAACGATTATAGGTTTTTTAACCCTAACCCCACGAACCTTATTCCCACAGCCTACAAAGATAAAATGTTCGAGATCCGCTTAGAACGGGGGCTTTTTTAAGTGGGAATATTTCGCACCTAGTTTACCTCGGTGCTGTTACTGCGTAAAATACGCACTATGGCAAAACGTACCGGGCGGCCAAGCTCCTACACCAAGGAGGCAGCCGATCTAATCTGCGAGCATTTAGCGCTTGGCAAGACATTGCCGCAAATCCTTGAATTAAGGTTGCCGGGAGTACCAGAGGATAGAACCACGATTTATCGCTGGACTCGCGAGCATGAGGAGTTTCGCAACGCATATGTGCGGGCGCGCCAAGATCAGATGGATACGTGGGTTGAGGACATGATCCGCATTTCGAATGATGACTCTCGCGATGTTATGCGAGACGAGATGGGAAGGCTTCGATCTGACAACACGGCGGTTAATCGCGATAAGTTGAGGTGCGATACCATTAAGTTTATTGCCTCAAGGCTTCACGCCAAGAAGTACGGCGATAAGGTTATGCAAGAGATTACAGGCCCAGAGGGCGGCGCTCTTTTACCAGTGCTTAACATAACAATTGCAAAAAAATAATGGCTGAGGCCGTCATCAATTTGGATCTTCACGAGAAGCAGGGTTTGGCGCTGCTGAGTGAGGCTACCCAAATTGCATACGGAGGCGCGGCGGGCGGTGGCAAATCTCACCTAGGGCGCGTATCAGCAATACACCACTGCGCTGCTATCCCTAACCTAATGACATTTCTATTTAGACGCGAGTCGAACGAGCTAATAAAGAACCACATGGAAGGGGCTACATCATTCCGCGCGCTGCTTCGCCCTTGGGTGGCTGCTGGCAAAGTGCGGATAGTGAAGAACGAGATCCGATTCTGGAATGGTTCCAAGATATTTTTATGCCACTGCCAACACGAAAAGGACGTTTTCCATTGGCTCGGCCCAGAGATGTATTATCTCATCATTGAACAGGCTGAGCAGTTCACTGAGTTTATGCTGCGTATGTTGTTTGGGCGTAATCGTATGCCAGCAGCAGTTAACATACCCGAAAAGTATAAGCCTCTGTTCCCTCGCGTTCTATACACGTTTAATCCTGGGGGCGTGGGTCATGCGTTTTTTAAGCGCCATTTTTCGGATGAATGGAAGAAGCGGCGCACTGCCGAGGATCCTTATCCTATTTGGCAAGTGCCCAAAGAGGAGGGCGGGCGAAAGCGCCAATTTATTCAAGCTCTTCTAAACGATAACCCTTCAGTTGACCCAGTAGAATACGCTGCAACCCTATCAGCGCTTCCACCCCGCATGAGAGAAGCACTATTGAACGGTGACATGGATCAGGTCATCGGCGCTTATTTTCCCGACTTGCAGCGCGACCGGCATTTGCTCAAGACCTGCCCTCTCCCTGCTCATCTTACCCGCCATATGTCAATGGATTGGGGCGCTGGTGGTGAGGGCGATCCCTGGTCGATGGGCTGGTGGGCTATTAGTGATGGCACATTAAGCGCGGTTGATGTGATGGGCAATCCTCGCAGAATCCCACGCGGCGCATTGATTTGCTACCGCACATATCGAGGCCATGGAAAGCCAAAAACTACCGTGCGAGAGGTAGCCCAAGGAATACTCAAGCGAGAGGAAAGAGACGGGCAAATCCTATTTAGGGTAGCCGGTGGCGATATTAAGAACGATACCGGGCTAGGCACTACAATCTTTCAAGAGTTCAGCAACTACGGAATACATTTCACCCGCGCTGATATGCGCCGAGTCCACGGCTGGCAGCAACTGCAAGAGCGGATAGTGGGAGTCGACGGGCAACCCATGATCTATTGGCTTGATAGTTGCGAAGATGTTTTCGAGTCAACCCGTAACCTCCAGCACGATGTATTAGGCGATCCGAATGATGTAGCAGAAGGCGACGACCATGACGCTGACATGATTCGTTATGAAGTTATGGCGCGCCCATGGGTGCGCGAAGCACCAAAAGCCGCGCAAAGTTTAGAGCAAAAATTCCATCAGCCAAGCCTCCAGCAGCTATGGGATCTGAGACAAGAACAACTTAGGGAACGACGATGATTAACTCAGATGATTCAGTTGAGACACTTGAGCAGTTCGAGGGGGGCGAGGGGATAGTAAGGCGATGGCTTAAGGAGCTTGATATTGTCAAGCAATCTCGAATGCAGAAGGCATTCGAAAAGAACGGCGAAAAGATTGTAAAAAACTATAGAAACGCTGACGCGCTCCAGGTCTATAACACATCGGGAACGGCTCCCACCCGCGTGATGATGAACATTCTATGGAGCAATGTTCAGGTGCTAAAGCCTACGCTCTATTCGCGCATGCCAAAGGTGGTAGTAGAGCGCACATTCAAAGACTCCGATCCCGTTGGCCGATTGGCCTCAATTGTGGCTGAACGCGCCACTCATTTTCAGCTTATTAGCCAGCAAGATAGATTCAACTATTCAGTCAAGGCAGCCGTCGAAGATAGGCTACTTCCAGGCCGGGGCACTAGTTGGATTAGATATGACACCGAATTTGAAGAGCAAACAAACGAAAACGGCGAGCCCATAGTTGATGCTGAAGGTAACGCGATAAGAACGCCTAAAGCTAATACCGAAAAGGCGGTAGTCGACCCGGTTCATTGGCTTGATTATTTCGAATCGCCAGCCCGTAACCCTTATGAGATACGCTGGAAGGCTAGGCGCGCATATATGACTAGAGCGCAGCTTACGAAGCGTTTTGGCAAGATTGCTAATTTTGTTGAGCTAGACCGATGCGATGGCGTTAAAAAGTCCGACTCCCTAACCCACGAGGAAAAGCAGTTTCTACTCCAGGCCGAAGTGTTTGAGATATGGGACTTGGAATCCAAAAAAGTCTATTGGGTGAGCGAAGGGCTAAAGAGCCAGCCACTAGACATAAAAGACGACCCGCTAAAGTTAAAGGATTTCTTTCCGTGCCCAGAGCCGCTATTGGCTACGACTACCACTGATTCACGATACCCAACACCTGATTTTAAGATATACGAAAAGCTAGCAGACGAGCTCGATTATGTGTGTAAGCGCATAAGCTCCATAGTTGAGTGCATTCGCATTGTCGGCATGTCAGCGGCAGCGCTCGATAAAGAGATTCGCTCCATGCTTAAGCTGGCTGATGGTCAAACTTGGCCTATAGAAAACTGGCAGCAATTCATTAACGAAAAAGGCGGGCTAGAAAAGGCTATCAACTGGTTTCCATTCGACCAGGCAGTTTCGGCGCTTCAGCCGCTCATGCAATATCAGCAGAATCTCATCCAGCAAATTCACGAGATAACCGGCATTCCCGATATAGTGAGGGGAGCTAGCGATCCGACTGAGACTCTAGGCGCTCAGCAGCAAAAAGCCCACTGGACTGTTGTGAAGGTGAGCGAGAAACAGGCAGATGTTCAGCGCTTTTGCCGTGAGATTATTAGCAAGATTGCTGAGATTATATTTGAGCCTGGATTTTTCTCTGATGAAACGATTGCTCTTATGTGCGGTATTCAGCAGATGCCGGTTGAAGATCAACAGAACTTTTCCGCTGCTCTCGCGCTACTCCGTGACGATAGATTGCGCACTTTTCGAGTGGATATTGAAACAGATTCAACTATCGCCATCGATGAGGATCAAGATAAGCAAGCCCGCATGGAATATCTTGGGGCGATTAATCAGTTAGTATCCAACATTCAGCAGGTGAGCCAGTTTAGGCCAGAGCTGATGCAGCCAATGATCGAGTCGGCACTATTCGCGGCTAGAAGTTTCCGCACTGGCCGCCCGGTCGAGGGCTCATGGGAAAGGGCTATGCAGCAGATTGAGGACAACGACGAGCAAGCCGCTCAGAATCCTCCACAGCCGCCACCTGATCCGGCTATGGCTCAAGTTGAGATAAACGGCCAAGAGATTCAAATGCGTGCCCAGATTGATCAAGCTAAGGTCGACTTAGAGCGCGAAAAGGTTCAGCTCGATGGCCAGAAGGCTCAGATGAATTTCGAGATTGAGGGCCAGCGCTTACAGATTGAAGCCTCCAAGGTGATGAGTAAGCAGCAGATGGATGAGCTAACTCACCAGCTCGACGTGTTCAAGGAGCAATTTAATCAGGCGGTAAGCGCTCAAGAGCTTGAGCTGCTGAAATTCAAAACAGTGCTAGATCAAAAAGACCAAGCACTCGAAGAACAGCGACTCCAGCGAGAAGCGCAATTAGCCGCAATCGATAGGCTACACAACCATATCAGCACGGTAACCGAGCACGTTACTGCGTTGCGTGAAAAAGCTGACAAGGAATCAACCTCAGAAGATAAACGCGAGGGCTCGCCCAAAATCCCAGAGATTCACATCCACAATTCGGGCGGCTCTAAGGCGGTAACTATGCGTCGACTACCTGACGGCTCATTAGAGGGGCGCACTTCACACGTTGAGGACTAATGGCCGACAATCAACTAGTCAGTAACTCATATCTTTCTACTAATCCCGACATTAGGCCGCGAGCTATTGAGAAAACTAGCGGTGGGAATGCTTGCTTAACGCAAGTCATGGCTATTGATATCGGGGGTAGCGGTGCCGAAAGCTTAGTTACTGGCGCTAATCCGCTACCTATTAGTGGCTCGATTTCGGTAGGCACTGCATCAGTCACCCCGGCGGCTCCATCAGCGGTAAGCGTAGGAATCGCCAGTACCTCAGTTTTAGGCTCGGCCACATATAAGCGAGTCGAGCTAGTTAACACCTCAACCGCTACAATTTCGATTGGCTTAGGTGCGGCAGCCGTTTTGAATAGCGGCTATACCCTGATAGGTACGGGCTCAAGCTGTACAATCGAAGGGCCATTTACATCAACCGTTACAGCGATAGCAAGCGTGGCGGCGAGTAACTTAGCTGTACAGGCGTTCACATGATACGCAATATTCCAGCGCTTCAAGCGGTCACTAATGTTGGAGCTACTACCACCAATTCTGTTCAAGTTGGTGGATTAAATGTAGCAGGTGCTTATATCTTGCCGACCATTGACGGAACTACAAACTATTTTCTACAAACTAACGGCGCGGGAGTGGTTAGCTGGGCGGCTGGTGGCGGCTCCCCCGGCGGTCTTAACACTGAGCTACAATACAATAATGCTGGGGCTTTTGGCGGCATTTCAGCACTCACCTACAACGGCACTGACATAACCCACAGCGCCAATAAGTTTCGGCACAACGATAATATTAGTGAGACGTTTGGCACGTCCGATGTGTGGTCGCAGTATTCAGATGGGACCGATTTTATTGTCGAACGGCTATCAGGCGCTGGAGTCGTTAAGCTAGGTTCTGGAAGTGATAAGAGTATTCAACTCGATAAGATCGGGCTAGGCACAACGGCGATTTCTACAAACTTCTGGGTGAATTTTCAGCAAACCACCAATAAAGGTCGTGGTGCGCTAAATTTTAATTTAACATACACAGGCGCAAATCCTCAATCTAACGTCTTAACTGCGATAACATATCAAGGTACTGCGGCGGCACCAATTGCTTATCCAGTATTAGCCCAGCTAACCGATGACGTAAATCAAAGCGGCACAGCAAACTACGGGAATTATGTGCAGTTCGGAACGGCAGCGACTAGAAATATTACTCAAGGGATTAAAAACTTTTGGGGCTGGAGAATCGAGAACTCGCTGGGGGTAGGTGACGGTCTCCACACCGGCGGCACAATTCGGCAGTATGGTGTATGGATTGGTACGCTAAATGATTACGTTGGAGTAGCTTCCCAGCTTAAGCATGGCATTTTTTGCGAGGAAAACATCAGCACCAAAGCCGGAAAATGGGTGGTTTTTGATTCTACATCTACCGCTATGGGCGACACCTACATGGGCTACATCGGCGCATCTACTGAGCTAGTGACATACATAGACGCAGTGCAAGAAAGCTCAATTCGGGGCGATAGGAAAGATCTTTATTTGCCGCCTACTCGAATGGGAATTTCGAAAGGTGCAACAATAGCAATTTTTAATGGATGGGGCTTATAAGTTATGGCAGCAGGATTAAATCCGGTATTTCCGCAAACGCCTAACATCGGCGTGGTTCAGATTGTTCAGGGCTCGGCTCAAGTAAAGAGTGACGGTGCATCAGCAGGAACGGCTGGCGCTGATATTATGTATAAAGCATTCACGGCGGGCGCTAACGGATCGTTCATCGACGAAATAAGATTTTTTGTTGTGGCATCGGCGGCGGCTACCAACTCCGTAGCGACCACACTTAGGGCTTATCTTTCAACCGTTGCAGCTCCAGGCGCAACGACAGCGGCGGACACTTGGTTACTCGGAGAGGTTAGCGTTCCGATAATCGCGGCATCGCACTCAACTAACGCAACCAATTACTACTCAATCATTCTCAGTAAGCCGATCCCAACTGGTTACTATATTCATGTCTCGCAGCACATCGCGCAAACGGCTAACCAAAGCTGGAAGGCTATGGTTTTTGGGTGGGACTACTAAGATGTTCGATCAATTTGGCATACCGACAAAATACCGGCAAAACGTCCAAGTATTTTGGCCAACGGGCAGCACTAACTTAACTGGGCTTCAGTCGTGGCAAAAGCCTAAAGGCGTTAGCATGGTATTTATGCTTGCTGTATCTGGCGGCGGTGGCGGTGGCGGGGGAACGGCTGGCGCTGCGCTCACCCTCAGATCTGGCGGTGGCGGTGGGGCTTGCTCAGGCGTATCGAGATTTATTTGCCCAGCGTTTGTATTGCCCGACATTTTATATGTGCAGGTGGGACAGGGCGGCACAGGCGGCGCAAGTGGCGCGAATGGTACAGCCGGAACCAATAGCCTAATACTTAGCTCCAAGACTAACGCGCTACCGAATATTATTTTGGCATCTCAAGTAAACGCTCCAGGCGGCGGATTAGCGGCTGGTACGGGTGGCACAGTGCCAACGGTGGCAGTAACTCAGCCGATTCACACTTACGGCAACTGGGCTTCTATTGTTGGTTTAGTCGGTGGCGCTGGTGGGTCAGGCGCAGCGGGTACATCGATCACAGCATGGGGAGCGATTCCATTTAGCCCAGGTGCGGGCGGTGCGGGAACAGCGGCAATCGGTACAACCTTTGCGGGCGGTGCTCAGACGGCTACAGCGCTTTTTAATTATGGTAATCAGGGCTACTACAACACGACGATTTGCGCGGGTGGCGTTGCTGGCGCGGGTGGTAACGCTGGCAAACTTTCTACTACTCCTTTTTACAATTCTGGCGGCTCTGGTGGAGGTTCATCAGATGCAGGTGCCGGGGGTAATGGCGGAAAGGGCGGCATCGGATGCGGCGGCGGTGGCGGCGGTGCTGGTGTAACTGGTTCGGCAGGTCGCGGCGGTGACGGAGGCCCAGGAATAGTTATTATTATTGCGTGGTGATTTATGACAGACGAACAACTCCAGGCCCTGGAAGTCGAGGGGCAGCTATACAGAAAAGTGCATTCGATGATTTCGAACCTCATCGCAACACACGAAAAGTTAATATCGGGCGAGATCCAAGATATCGTAAATGAGTTGCCTGTAGAGCTGCGTGAAACGCTAGGGGGCAGCCTAGAAACAGCGTATATCCAAAAGATCACTACCGAGAAAACAGCGATAATCACAGAACTATTAGCGATTTACCAACAATATGTAGGAGGGCAACAGGCATGATAAGTAAGGAAAGTGCAAAGTTTATAGTTGAGGCATTTCTAGCAAAGGTATCACTTTCACCAGTGGCCCAAGATGCAGATGCTACTTGGGCAGCAATTATTAAGTTGCGGGAGGAGCTAAGGGCTATACTAGAAGCAGAAGAGCCAAAAGCAAATGAATGAGCCTATTTTACCTTTATAACCCCAAACAGTTCATCGATCCCGGTTGGCTTGCTCCAAGCGGCGGCGAGGAATTGCGCAAACGAATTGTAAGCGCTGCCACCAATCCAATACTAACAACCGAAACCCAGGCAAAAGTCAGGGAATTGGTCAAAATATCGGCTGAATTATCGCAAATTCCAGAGAATTCAAAAGATAACGAACAAAAAGCGGAAAGATTAACCGCGCAAAGAGCGAAAATTTCACAGCAGATTTTAGAGATGGAAGAGGAAGAAAATATTTTGCTATTTTTCTTACTCGATTAGCTCGAACCCTATTTACTAGAATTTTAGCGCGTTGATAATGGGATATATGCCCACTGAATTCACGCGCAAAATTTACGCTTACCGTGACGGAAAGATCGTTGAAATTGGCGCATCTTCTACGGGCCAGGTGGCCGCACCATTTGTGCAACAAGATACAATGGAACCATTGCGCCACCCAATTTCTGGGAAGATATACGATTCAAAATCTGAATACATGCGCGAAACCCGCGCTCATGGCTGCGAGGTAGTAGGTAACGATCTCCTATCTAATAAGCCCCGCAAAACTAAAGAAGTGATCACAGAGTCAATGGTCTTAGATCGAATTGAACGCGCTGAATCAATTCTAAATGACCCGTCCAAATATAGAGCAAGAGTCGAGGAAAATTATAGACGTTTAGAAAGGCGGGAGAAATTAATAAATGGCCGTTGAAGATAATGACGTGTTTGATCGGGCTTTCGAGGCTGCC